AGTGTGTGTCCGTCTTCTCGAAGCTTTCTAAACAAATAAATTCTTCGGTGTACTATTTCACGTTTTCGGTTTTTATGTGCAAGTCCGTCTTGTTCTATTATTTCTTTTATTAGCTCTATCATTGTTTCGTGTTTTTAAATGTTTTGTTGTAATAGTCTTCGCCACTAAACCAATATTCGTAATTTCCTTCGTCTTTACTTTTCTTTAATTTGTTTCCGTGTGCTTCAACTATTTGTTGTTTTTCCATTTCTTTGGCTTGTTCAATTATTTCAATCATTATTTGTCTTTTAGATTTTATTTGCTCTTCACTGCAATAAGTACCAATAAATCCTTCATAATGAAATCTACCAATCAACCATTCTACTGCTGTTTTCATTGTTCTATTTGTTTAATTTCAATTATAATATCGTCATTTTTTTGTATTAAGTTTTTAACGTGCTGAAAGTCGTATGCTTCAACTATTCGTGTTTCTAACTTAACAGGTGCGCCAACATACGCCCAAGTTTTAAAAGTTGCTTTAAATCGTTTCATAGGTTTTTGTATTTGGTTTTCGTTTTTTTTAATTCTGCATATTTCTAAATAAAGGTGTAAATCAAATGAACCGCGCCATTGTCTTTTCCACCAATCTAATTGCTCGTAGGTTGTTCCACTTTTCATAACTCGTAATAAAAAGTGTAGTTACTATCATCATTGCTTGTTTTCCATTCCCAAAAGTTGTAGTGTGCTAAATCGCTGTTTATTGCTTCCTGCATTTCTAAACGTAAATCTTCTAAAATACGAATATTAATAATATGCGGTTGTAAATGGTCGTCTGTTTCAATAATCCACTTTTCCGAAACATCAACGTCTAATTCTATAAATGCAAACTCTGAAACTTCGTCGTAGTCTTTAAATTCCCAAGTTCCTGCAATTGAATATTGCCAACCTAAAAACTCGTAGGTTAATTCCCAACCTTTGTTCCAAAATTCTAAATTTCTATTTTCCATCTTACAGCGCTTTTAAATACATTAAACAATAGAACATACCACCCAACACAATAAAAGCCGTTAGAGTGCTTAAAAAGTGCCTTAAAAACGATTTGTGTTCTTGGGTTCTTGGTGTAAAGTAATCAATTAAATTTTTCATAGTCTTATTTTTTAAATTGGTTAAATAAATTTTCTACTTCCTGCAATTGCTCATCGTCTAAAAATGTACATAAGGTTTGAATAATTAAATGCAGTTGATTCGTGTTTAGTTTGTTTTCCTGTTGTTGTACTTCCAAGAAATCAATTACTTTGTTAAATTCTGTTTTCATAGTTTTTAAATTAGTGTGCGTTACCAAGTCGCACCCCTTGTTTTTTTATTACGATATTGTCTTTTCGTAGCTTATGTTATTTTCTATTAATTCTTTTACTAACATTTGCTCTTGTAAGTTTAACATATGGCTACCAAAATGGTGTTCGTATTTAAATAATCCGTTTTGAATTAATGTAATATAACCTGTTGATGTAAAAGTTTCTACGTTAGTTCCTTTTGTTGTGTTGTAAGTGTAAGTTGTTGTTAAAGTTTTCATAGTATTTGTTTTTGTTTTCGTTAATAATTATATGCAAATATATATACTATTTTAATAACTACAATACTTTTTAACAATTATTTTTAAATTATTTTTAAAATCCTTGTGTTTATTGCGTTTGCTGAATAGAAAAAAGTGTAGTTTATATTCATTCTAAATAAGGTAAAACATATAATAAAGGTAAATTTTACTTAATAATGTATTAGAGTAAAGGTAAAACCCTTAAAATCTTTGCTATTATTAAGGTTATAACCATAAAAATGTCAAGTTTATTGTTAAAAAAACTAGACAAAATCGGAATTATACCTATTATGTAAATCATATCTTACAGAAGTATCGTTATTTGTAAACTTTATTTAGCATTATTAATGCAAAAAAAAACAGCTGCGTGCTGGGGAGCTTACAACTGTTTTCTTTTTTTCAACTATGAATGACAAATATACTATAAATTATTTAATCAAACTAAAAAATATGTGTTAATCTTGCAATTTGTCCAAATTCTTTGTGATGTATATATCCTTCAACCGCTTTTGGAACGCCTGTATATCCGTTTTTATGATGCCAACTGTCACTTCCTGAAGGACTGCGTAACGTTTCAAATGTTACTCCTATAAAATCTTTACTTGTTTTGTGGTGTACGTGATGCGAATAAATATAACGGTGTTTAGTTTCGCTCCAAAGTATTGGAAATTCCGTTGCAAGTAATAAAGGTAAGTGTTCGATTTTTGCTCCGTCTCCGTGTGTCGTTCCAATAAGGTTGTTTCCGTATTTAAACGCTTTTCTGTGTAGCAAATTAACGTTAAAATTGATTGTTGACTTACTAAAATGCGCTTCTATCAATTGCATTAAAAAGAAGCCGTGTGTCAAATCGTGATTACTTGGATTGTAAACAACTTCGACTTCTGCAAAACTTATTAATTTTTCTAACAAATCAATATAAAGGTTTTTAGCCATTATAAAATTGTCGTACCACATTCCATCCGTATCTTGTGGTGTTCCTGCTGTTGTTGTTCGTTTTGTGTTGTCGGTATGTAATATGTCGTTTCCTGCAACAAATAATACTTTGTCTATGTTAAACCCTTTTGCTTTGTTTAAGATGCCTTGCATTCCGTCTTTTGCACGTTTAACGGCTATCTGTGAATTATAGTCTTCGCCTGTTTCAAATGCTGTTGCAAGTTTTCCTATATGTAAGTCTGCAATATCTATAACAAGTAAATGCGTGTCTTCGCTTTTTATTGTTTCTATTGCGTGATATTTCGGAGCGTATAACTTTACTTCTTTTATACATTCGTCTTTTATTTGTTGTATTGCGTTTAGTTCTTCAACCTTAAAGTTTGGGTTTTTAAAGAATAAACTTGCTTGTTTAGTTTTTAGCCAACCGTGTTTAACGTCTTTGTCATCTACTCCAGCTTCATCAGTTGCGTTTTTGATGCCACGATACTGCATAAGTATTTCGATTTCGTCTTGTTTTAGTCGAAACCTTGCGCTGTTATTTGCCATAAAAATTTAGATTATAGATTTAATTCCGTTTTTCCAAAGCCAAGAAAGTAGTAAACCTATTCCAACACCTACAAAAAGTAAGTTAAGGTTTCCTTTTGGTCTGTTCTTTTTACCTTTAGCTCGTGCTTCAGCTTTTTCAACTACCTTATCTTTGTAAATAGTTTTTACTTTTATTTTGTATTCACGTTTTAATTCTATTCGTGTTTTTGGAACGTAAACATTTTTAGTTTTCCATTTAACTATTGTATCTTTTTGCGTAATAAATTTTTCGTAAATTATTTCGTTGTTTACAATTACCGGAACACTATCAATAGTTGCTATTCTTATTGTGTCCATTTGTAAAGTGTCTTCGCAAACGTAACCCTTCTTTATTGCTTTGTTTAAATAGTATTGAGCCGAACACGAATAAAGTAAAATGCTAATAATTAGAATAAATAGTTTTCCCATTTTTTTTGGTTGCTTTTAATACTTGTTTACGATTTTTAGAACTGAAACTAACGTGAACCCACGAAGGGTTTTCATCATTTCCAAACTCCCAAATAAGTTGGTCGAACTCTAATTTGTCTTTTATAAAATTAAAACCCTTTGCGCCTATTTGTAAGTCCATTGCTTCACCTTTACAATGTTGGCTTGTTGAACTTCCTTTTATCATTTTATTAACTTGTACTGAACGGAAACCCGAACTAATTTGTATTGGTGTGTTTAAGTGAATTCTTAAAGGTTCAAACACGTTTTCACACAAAAGTTTTGCGGACGCAATTTGCGACTCGTTCATTTCGTTATTAAGGTTTCGCAACGTTGCTAATCCTGAAGCTTGAAACTCTTTTAATGTAACGTGTGCGCTTAAATTCATTTTAACTTATTAATGTCGTTCTTAATATCTATTGCACGTGTAAAAAGTAACTTTGCGCTTTGCCATAAATTTACACCTTTGACGATTCGCCAATTTTCCGAAATGGACTGTATTTCGATACTTGCCAAAATTAACGCTAAAACTTTAGTTAACATTAAAGGCACGGAAAACACGGTTAAAACTATATCGTTTAATATAAAATAGTCTATTAAGAAAAATAAAATAACACACAACTCATAAAGCAAAATTTTAGAAATTATTGCCGAAAGTTTACGTGACGTTATTTCTTGTTTTAGGTGTTTAGCTTTCCATATTCCTGTAGCTGTGTCTGCTAAAATCAAAGTAAATAAAAGCCCAAGTATTCCAGCTATTGGTAAAAAAAACGAAAAAATAATAGTTATAAGTTTCAATGCTGAATTTTTAATTGTGTAAAGTAATAAATAAAGTTGTAGTTTCATAATTCTTCAAGTGCTTCGGTTAAACTGAACGTTAAGTAAAAAAACAAAGTAACTCCTGCCAAATTAATGTAGGGTTCTGTGCCTTGACAAATCAAAGAAAACGAAGTTAAAAAACCCGCAATAAAATAAAGACTTGCTAAATAGTTACTTTTCATCTATTCTCCTTTAAGTGCTTTTAACTCTTCATACATAGCTAAGAGTTGTGCTTCTTTCTCTTGTATTAGTTCTTCTTGAGTAGGACCTTCTACTTCAATAAACTCAACTTTTATAAGTCCTGTTTCATTGTAAATTTCTTTTCGTATTTGTGTCATAATTTTTTTATTTTAAAATTTTATATGTCATTCATTATGCTTAGAAAAACAGCAGGACAGTTAGTAGCGTCATATGAAAAAAGACCACCATTAACTGTAGCAGGTACAGAAGCATAAGCATAACTTGTTGTTGACAAAAACCAATTCGTTTGACCGTTAGCACTATCTGAAACGGGAATCATAGAATTAGGACTATACGAAGTTAATGTAGGTCCTGCTCCACTTGTTATAGTTCCAATCCAATATGTTGTCCCTTTAGCAAATCCATTAAAATAAGTAGACGCTACTTTTAGACCTGTTGTTGCACAGCTAATAGTAGCACCATCATATAATTTGGTAAGGGGCATTCCTGCTGAATCTGAAAATACAACAAATTTGAAATTTACAGCAGATGCAGTTATAACATTTGTTATAAAATTTAGAATATAACCACTAAGCCTCAAAAAATCAGTGTTGGGAACAAACGGCATTAATGTCATTCTGTTTGTAGCAGTAGTACAAGTAGTGGTAGCTGTGCCATTGGTTTTTAATCCGTATGTATAATTATTTCGATATTGTGTTATAAGGTGTGGTCCTCCTGCGGTACCTCCACCACCACCTGAAGCGTTTACTGTTACTACTCCTGTTCCACCTGCGGGAGATATTGTAACATTTGTTCCTGCAACAATTTGTGTAACTCCACCGCCACCACCTGCGGCAGTAATAGTTTGATTAGGGAAAGTCCCTGTAATACTTATGTTTGTTCCTGCCACTAAGCTAGGGGTAGCTGTACCTGTACCTCCATTTGCTACTGCAACAACACCTGATAAGTTACTTGAAAGATATCCTGTTGTGTGTAGCAAAGAGCCACCGCTTGGAGTACCTAAATTACCACCGCTTACAAGATTCCCTGAAGCTGTCCCTGTTAAGTTAGCAGTTATAGTTCCTGCACTAAAGTTATTGGAAGCATCACGAAGCACTATTGTACTTGGATTATTAAATTCTGTTGCTGTTGTAGCAGAGTTTTTAACTTTTCCTGCAGTACCAATATCAGCTAATTTATTATCAGTAATACCTGCTGTTGCACTTATATCAGCATTAACAATTACTCCTGCTGCAATAGATGTAGCATTACCTATTGATGTTATATCACCTGTTAAATTTGCATTGGTTGTAACTGTTGCAGCGTTTCCTGTAGTGTTTTGGTTAAGTGTAGGAATATCTGCACCAACAATAGCTCTAAACGTAGGTACTCCTGCTGTACCGTTTGGTGCTGCTAAAATGTGATTAGCAGTCTTAGAAGCATAAGGGTTTTGTGTATCGCCATAATTTGTAGCCAAACTAATAACAGGTGTTGTCGTTCCTGTTGCAACTACAGGAGTTGTTGCCGTAACTGCTGTTACACCTGCTGCACCACCTGAAGAGTTAATAGTCTGATTAGGGAATGTACCTGTAATAGTTACATTAGTTCCCGCTACTAAACTTGGTGTAGCAGTTCCTGTACCACCATTTGCTAAAGCTACAATACCTGTAACATTAGCTGCTGTGCCTGTTGTATTCTGATTAAGAGTAGGGACATCTCCTGCAGTTATATTAGCTCCTACTGTTACTCTACCCTTAGCATCTGTAGTGACCTTTGTATAAGTTCCTGCTACACCTATTGATGCTAATGTAGCTGTGCCTAAAACATTCGCAGAGCCATCAAATGGAGGGGATGTATATAGTACATCACCATTAGTGGATATTGTTCTAGCTGTTGCTAATGTAGCAGTAGAGCCTGCTGTACCTGTAGTGTTTTGATTGAGTATAGGG